AATATTATCTTCTTCTATTAAAATATCTTCTAGTAAATCATAATCAAAATATTTTAACCATCTTGAAAATGTTAACGCTTTATTTGTAGTTATATATCTAACAATTCTAGCAGCCATTCTACTATCAAAGTTTTCTCTAACAGATTTGCATATATCACTTCTCACAGATGGTTTAATTACATATTTTTTAGCCTTTACGTATTCCAATTTTCTCCCTCCTTACTTTAATTATAACATAACAATTTTTGTTACTTCACTTTTTAATAAATATTTTCTAATACTTGTTGTTCAATTTCATTATTGAACGCTCTTAATTCTTTAAAAACATTAAACATTGAATTTGCACTAATCGTTCCAAGTTTTTTATAAATTTGTTCTTTAGTGAATGTGTGTTGTTTACTTAAATTAATAATACAGTCAGTCTCAAGATTTGCCTCTCCTTGTTTTAACCTAACAGTATAACTATTACCAAGCAAATTATTTGATGTAATCTTTGCACAATTTAGATTTGTATGTCCATTTGTGTACATTCTATCTTGTTTTTCACTATAATAAATCAAAAATATTCCAACTTTTTCTTCTCCATTAAAACCATTATACTTAGCACAAACTACATCTCCAACTCTATAAATGTCTTTGTTCACTCTTTCTCACCTCCTAATATTTCTAATAATTCATTTAAAAATTTAATTAAATAAGTTTTGCCACATCTCATACCAAATATATGAGTGTTTTTAATTTTATCTATTGCTTGTTTCTTTTGTTCTTTTAATTTTTTATTTTCTTGCTCTAGTGCTTCTATATACTCTACTAATTTTTTCTCAACATTAATAATCATAAAAATTCCTTTCTATACATGTTCCTCTTGCCACAATATTTTATCTTCTAATTCTTCTATTCTTTGCTGTAAATTTTTAATTGTTTTATCAGCATTATCTAGGTCATCAAGTAATCTTTTTATCAATAGTCTTTGTTCTACTCTTAATGCACCCCATTTACCATAATGATTATCTCCAAGTTGTGGACAACTAATATATTCTCTTATTTCTTCTCTATAATTCATAATTTCTCCTTTCTAAATACTTAGAGCATTTAACTCTTTCTCACTAAATTCAACTTTATTCTTTAACATTTCATATATCTTTTCGTCTATTGTATCTTGCATAATTAAATGATAATATGTAGGCACATTTTCTTGTCCTATTCTATCAATTCTTCCTAGACTTTGTTTATAACTTAAACTACTATCAGGCATACTATAGAACACCATTAAATGACATTTATATTGAAGTCCGTCTAAACTTTCACTAAACGCTTGATATTGTCCAATGACAACATCAAACTCTTTTTTAAGTTCAGCAGGTTTATCAACCACTTCTCCACTTATTACAATATATTTTTTACCAAGTTTTTCACAAACTTCAATTATTTTTTCTTTTTCTACATTATAGCAGTAAAGTACACTAACAACTTCATCAGTATTTGATAAAAATTCTTCCAACCAACTTGCTTTTTCATTGTTGTCATCATAATTAAATCTTTCTCCAAACTCATTTGTTCCAGTAACTCTACCACTTATTAATGATTTTTTACCTATTCTCATAGCACTAACATTATCAAAAATAATTTCTCCATAAATTCTTTCTTTAATAAGTTTAGGGTAGTTTTTTGTTTTTGGTATATTAACTTCTATCATTTGAGGTTCATAATCTCCATATTTAGGTGCATAGTATCTACAAGTTGCATTTAAAATAGGTTTTAATTCCTCATTAATTTGTTTTGTCCTATAACCTATTATCTTTTTAATAGGAAAAGGCATACCTGGTATTTGAATTGTATCTATTATACAAAAATTATTTCTAAAATAGGTTTCACTATAATCAATATAACCTAGAAATCTTAACTGAGAATATAAATCAATATAACCACCATTTTCTTTTTCAGTAGGTGTTGCTGTTAAGATTATTTTATATTTTGTTTTTTCTCCAAGTTCTAAACATCTTTTTGTAGTTTTAACTGGGTGTCTATAATTTCCCATATTTTTAATCTTATGACTTTCATCAATTATTATTGTCCAAGTATCATTAATAAACTTATCTAAACAAGTTATCTTATCTAAAATATCAAAATTAACAACTATGCAATTAGGGGAAATGTCTTTATAGTTTAAATATTGTTCAAAAAGTTCATTTTTGTTTTTTGCACTCATAGTTAGTTTATATCTTAATGGTTTTAGGTCAGTATGTCTTTCTATAACTTCCCACCATTGTGTGATTATCTTTTGCGGACAAATCACAAGTAAATTTTTAGTACCATTCTCCATAACTCTTTCAAGACTGGTAATAGTTTTACCGCTACCAGTCTTCATAAAAAGCCCTATTGCTGGTACATATTTTAAATCGTCAAGTATTTTTCTTTGATAATCTCTTAATTCAACATTTTTTAACATATTAATTATTCTCCTTTAGCACAATTTTATTATTAATTTCAGCATTATTAACTCTATACATTAATAGTTGTCCAGAGAAAAATGTTTTTGCCAACTCTTTTGTAGTGTTTGCAATAGCAACATCAAGTTTAATTTCATCAGCGTCCACACCATTTTTATCTTTTAAGTAATTGTGCATTTTATCTATTGCTTCTAGTAATGCTTGATTTATTTCTTTCACTTTCTTCCACCTCCTTAATGTGTTCATTTAAAATTGCTAAATTTTTAACAACTTTAAATGTTTCTTTATCTTTTATAGCAACTTTATAAGCATTTGTTTGTCTTGAAATAATAAAATTTCTTTCATTATTTGTAACTTTAATTAAGTTATCTTTTGATAGATTAGTTCTATTTCCATCAAGTATCATAATGCTTTCCCCTTTATTAATGTGCCCTAGTTTGTACACATATTCATAAAGATAAGAAGGTGCGTCTACCATACCTTTATCAGTTTGAATTTTAGGTCTCAAACGTCCTTCTCTATCTTTATGATAAACTATTGTTCCAAGTTTGTATCTAAATTGGTTTGGTCTTAATATTTTATCACAAGTATTATAATATTTAGTTGCCATAGTTCTCCTTTCTTATATTGTAACACGTGGTTTGTATGTTACTTCACTTTTATTTTATAAACGCTATATTTATTTTTAATTAAATTTTTATTTTTTATAGCATTATAAATTGCTCTTTTAGTAACTTTAATATTTTGTTTTTCTAAAAAATCTTGTATTCCTTTTACACTATCACTATCATATAAATTTAGTTCAAAGTCTATTTGTTTTCCAAGTCTTTCAAAAAATGTTTTTTCACAAATTATAAACATAATTCCTCCTATTCTAAATTATCTTATCAAAATAATAATCTAGTTCTATATCTTTTAAATTTTGAATTGCATAATCATTAACATCTCCAAATAGTTTATTATACAAATTTGAAAATCTAACATTAGTTGTAATATATTTTTTATATTTTAAATTTAGTACCAATGCAAGTTCAGTTAAGAATATATAATTATATTTATATTCTCCTTTAAAAAGTTCTTTATATTTTTTCTTAATTTCATCAACACCCTTTTTCTCAGCACGTGTAAAATCTTGCCAAAAAGTGGTTTTAAATTCGTAGTCTTCCATATTACACCTCTAGTTCTTCCCATTTTTCAACTATTGATTTAATTTTTAATTGAATATTATATATTCTTTTCTTCAAATCATCATAATCATAATCTTCTTGTTCATCAATTCCAGTTTTGTACTCATACACTAAACTATCTAATGTTTCTAATAAACTCCTTAAATATGATATATCAAATCTATTTGCCATTATCTATCACTCTCCTATTCTACTATAAAATCGCTAAGACTTTTATAATTGAAATATGTTTTATCTTTTAAAGCACCTTTTGGTTCTCCACTACAAATACTTCTATTAAAGAAATCATTGTAGATTATAGATATATCATTTGTATTCCATTTTTTAGAATATTTTTTATAAATGTCTTCGTGATTTATTAATTCTAGTAAGTCCATAAACAAATATTCATAACCTTTTTGTTCTTTATGTTCCCAAATATAATTATAAGTTTCGTCATACAAATCGTCTAGTTTTTTAAAAAGTTTTCCACCTATATAGTTATTCGTTATATCTTTAATTTCTTTCATTAAATCTTTTGATAAGTTTTGCCAGTCTAAATCAAAAATGTCCATACCACCCCAAGCGTCTTGAGAATAGTACCCAACTTTTTTACCTTTGTAATAAACGTCTCCCTGTGTTAAGTCTTCTCCCTCGTGTCCTCTAAAATCTTTTATGTTTCTTAATTCAATTCCTTTAATACTTGCCATTAATTATCACTCTCCTTTATTTCTTGAAGTATTTTTATATTATACCCCCAAAGTTCATTTAATCTATCTACAATTTTCTCAATTTTTTGTTCTTCAACAACAGACTTTATACATTTTAATTGTGCGTCTATGTTCATTAACTTTGTAATATAGTCAACACTATGATTAGTAATGTCTCTACATTCTTCTCTTAATAATAAACACCTAGTTTTAGTCTCACTATATATTTCTTTTGTGTCTAAATCTAATATTATTTTATTCACTATTTCTCACTCTCCTTTAATTCTATTAATAATTTTAATGTTTCAATAGCACCTTGATAAGTGTTATATGGGTGTTTATAAATTTGTCCATTTAATTTTATAAGTACACAATAATAATTAACTCTAATATTATCAAAAGCAATATCTAAGTTATATTTTTCTTTTATTAAATCTATCAAATCAAGCACTTCTACTAATTTGTTATATGGTTTATTTAATGCTAAATTATTTTTCACTATTTATCACTCTCCTTATCTAATACTCTCCATTTTACCACATCATTTGAAGTCCAATAGTCTATTGAATAACAATAACCATTGTCATAATTGACACAAACTATCATATCATAATCAATGTTTCTTAATTCTTTTAAATCTTTTAATAAGTCAGTCATATCAGTATTAAACATATCAATATTTTCTTTTATTTCGTTCTCAACTTCTACAATAACATCTTGTATATTTCCCAGTAGTAAAGCACCATTATCATAAATTTTATTCACTTTTAATCACTCTCCCTCTTAATTAAATAATAAATATTTTAGACTAAAATATTTATTGTAAACTATAGCATTTTTGCCAATTAATGATAGTTTTTTATTTCCGTCTTTACCCTCTATACATTCGTATAGGTTGTATTTATCGTCAATAATAATTACGTCATTTTCTTTTACAACGTCTTCCTCAAATTCAGTATAGTAAAAATCTCCAACTTCTAAAAATTCATACTTAACTTGTTTTTTAATAAAATCGTCTAATGTTGTAGTGTTCTCTTTAGTTTTGGTCTTTGTTTTATTATATGAACTATAACCATAATTATAATTGTAATAATCATAATCGTAGTCATTCCAACTATAACCACTATAAGTATATTCTTTATAAGTTGAATTGCTATAAATTATGCCATTATCAACAACTTTGTCTCCAATGTAATAGATATTTTCGTCTTTATCTAAAAAACATAATTTACTAGTGCCAACTTCTTTTTTGAATATATTTAGCACCTTATCATTTTTATAAAATTCTTTGTTTAAAGTCTTAAATACGCTTACATAGTCTTTAATAAAACTTTGTGTATCACTTAAAACTTTATCATAGTTATAACTTGATATTATGCCATTATGAACCATAGCAACGTCAGTTTCAAAGTGAGTTGCTCTTAAGTCTTCGGCGTTATCACTTATAGGAAATGGGTGTGTTGTTTGTGCGTCATTCTCTCCGTGTGTGCCAATTCTAAAGTGAAACACTATTGCCTTATCAGTTAAGTCACTATTAAATTCTCTTTTTAGTTCTTTAACTTTATGCCATAAGTCATTAAATGTCATAAGTCCCTTATCAATTATAACTTTGCCGTCCCTAACATACATAAGTCCAGCCCCATCTTTGTTATGTTCAAAGCAAGTTCTTAAAGTTCTTTTAGTAGGTAGAACTACACCCTTATTTTTTGCAACTATAATACACATTTTAAATCATTCCCCCTTACTATTAATAACCAGTTTGTTCAACTGGGTTGTTGCTTAACGCTTTATCAATTAACTTAATTACATTTTTAGCGTTTTCTTTAGTTGTATCAGTTAAGTTATAATCAGCGTATCTCTTTATAGTTCTTTTTAAAGTCTTTAAATTGTTTGTGCAAGTTTCATTGTAGTTTCTACTCATATCTTTTAATGCACTATATAATGTTTGACCAGTTGTTTCGTTTTCGTCACTTATAACAATGCTCATTAAAGCGTTGTAAATGTTTTCCCTATAACATAATGTATCTCTTACTATTCTATAATCAGTTGTAAAGTCAACTGGTTCGTTTAATAAGTTCTTAAGTTCTCCGTCTATAGTGTTTAAATCTTTTTTGTAGTTCTCTATAGTTTGTTTTTTATCAGTTTTATACTTATCAATTAAATTCTCAAGTTGTGCTGTGTTATCTCTTAAGTATTGATTTCCTATAAGTAGTCCGTCAATGTCTAGTGCGTTGTTATAATCTTTGATATAATCTCCGCCGTATTCAATAACTTTTTGCCACCCTATTTTTGACGCTTGGTTATCTCTACATACGTGAACTAAGTTGTTTATAAATTCAATAGTTGCCATAAATGTTTCAAACTTAAGTGTACCTCTAAACATTCTAAATTCTATTGTTTGTCCAGTACTTGCGTATGGGTTTATAACACTTGAATGTCCTATGCAGTCATGTTGTTGTAATTCATAAAGTAATTTGCCACTTTTATAATAGTCTTCATTCTTAAAGCAAGTCTCGTTTCCGTATTGGTCTTTATGATATGGTAGAGTATATGAATTATAGTGACTAAATTCATTGTGTTTACGCCTAGCAAATTTTTCAACTAAAGGTCTATAAGTTTCTACGAATAACATCAACTTCTCTATAGTTTTTTGTATCATTTCGTCGTTGTCTCCTAGTGCGTTTTTAGATACGTGAATATGTAGTCCACATTTTCCCCCGTCGTGTGAATGATTTCCAGTACTTGTTAGATATTCAAAAATAGACTTGAATTTATCCTCGTTTTCTTTGATGTACTTGTATGTCATTGGTTGTGTAATAATCTCTTTGCCGTTTCCTATAGAACTATCGGTCTCGAAGTTTAGTCCTAGTTCTTTGAAGTTTTTACGTATATAAAATACGTCGTCAATATGTGAACTTTGGTTAAAACTTGAGTAGATGTCTTTAGTTGTTTCTAGTTCAATTCCTAAAAATAATTTTTCGTTTTCGTCGTCGTTGTTTGACTTCTTAAAAGATGTCTCAATACTTGGAGAATGGTACCCGTCCACTCTACATTTGTTTGACTTGAAACATTCGTCACAATAAAAATAGCGTCCCCATTGTACGCCATTTGATGTCTCTACTTCGTTGCCACAATAATAGCAAGTCTTCATAGTTGTAGTGTTGTTTGTTGTTTCGTTCATTTTAAATCATTTCCCCTATCTTTTGACGTTCCCGTGTTCTAGTCACGGCGTCTATTATTTTATTAAAATAAACTAACTACGCTTTACAAAAAAGCGTATCAAAAGAAACAACAATAAATGTTGTTATAAATTCTCATATGTTATAAAGTTTTTTTCTAATTCGTCGTCGTTAAGTTCGTCATAATCTTTTATAATGTGCATTTCGTTTCTAGTTTTTGTAATGTATACGTAATAATTAACGCCGTCAATTTTAACAATAGCGTTTATAGTAAACATAAAGCAATTATAACCACCAACGCCGTATTTAATAACCTCGTCCGTGTTTTCGTTTAATAAATCATAATAATGGTTGTAAATATTAACTTTTGTCCCGCTTGGTCTATCATAACAATTATAAATGTTATCATATCTTAACCCCTCTATGTCCTCACTCTTAACAAACTTTTTTAAATTAAATGTTTCATTTCCTAACATCATAAATATCACTCTCCCCTATTTTTTATTTTATTTTTATTTGTGTTTGTTGTTTCTTTTGATACACTTTTTTAAATAGTGTATTTTATAACACATATAACGTTAACCTTGTGCCCCGTTTTCCGTGGTCTCATTCCCTAAGCGTTTCTATCTAGCGTATACGCTCGTGCTCATACGTTTGCGTCTATCTTTTAATATGTGCGTTTATAGATTATATTTCCCGTTAGCCGTTGTAATTGTAATGCCAATTAATTAGCATACTAATTAACGACTATGTCCTACTATCACTATTATATTACACGTTAGACATTAGAGTGTCCTCAACGGGGTGACCCGTGTTTACGTCGTCCGTATATCTAAACGCCCGTATTTCGTGACGTGTCGGTTAATGTGAGTATGCTCACGCCGTCCGCCGTTCATACGTTTTCAAGTGTTCCCACGTACTAGCGGGAAATATAACCAAATTGTCAAAGAACATTTTTGACTTGCTTAACCAATTTGTCGGGTGGTTAAATTGCTTGAACGCCCTCGACGTAGTTTTACGGGTTGCTAGTTCGCACTACCGCTCAACGTCCCGCAACGGGAACTTTCTTCTCCGTGTGTGTCTATACGTTAACAAGTCATATTTGCACGCCGTCCGCTGTGCGTCGGTGTTATTTCCAAACGCCCTATCGGTGCCGTGTGAATATAATATATCACTATTGATTACAGAAGTCAACACTTTTTTTTAATTTATTTACTTTTTTTAATTTATTTACTTTTTTTTGTTTGTTTCATTTGGTGTAAAACCTTGCTAAGTCTAATATCTATATATTGCATAAAATTAAGTTTTTTATATAAAATATGTGTATATACATATACGTACACATAAACACTATAAATTTTTAATTTTTCCCCAGTAGTGAGATATGGCTCTATAACGCTAACAAACCAAACAACACAAACAAACCAAACATTAAGTTTGAAATAAACAAAACAAACTAAACAAACGAGACGAACGACACGAACGAGATATCACGCAACTATAGGGGTGTACTTTGAACGACTTACGACCACCACCACGACGACCATACGCCCGTTATAATAGCAAACTACTCTTTAATCTCTCTCTAAAAAATGTTATAATAAAAATGACTGAGAAGGGTAACTGTACCACACAACCTTAATTGGTTGTGTTTGGTAGATATAGGTGAAATACCAGATGTTTCTTCGGAACTCTGCTCGAGATATATCTACTAAACAGAATTAATTAAGTAAAAAGAGGTGAGAATATGAAAAATTTAGAGTATTCATCAAAATCTCAGGCTGAGAATGGTACTGACAATACTACAATAATGACACCACTTCGTGTTAAGCAAAGTATTGCAGCAAATGCAGGTGGTAGTACTGGTACTACAGACTACACACAACTAACCAATAAGCCTAAGATAAATGGTGTAGAACTAAATGGTAATAAGACATCTAGTGACTTATCACTACAACCTGTATTAGTAAGTGGTACCAACATCAAGACAATTAACAACCAATCATTACTAGGTTCAGGTGACATCACAGTAGGGGCTGCTGGGGTATACTTCTTTGACGGACAGAACACTGCTGCTAACGTGGCTATGATAAACGAGATATGTGACGCTTGGGACAATGGTGACGAGGTACACTTTACAGGTAAGTTCGTGGACGGAGATACTGGACAAATATTTCACGCACCTATCAACATAACTAAGTACACAGGTGCTAATGCAGCATTAAACAATGAGGCTGCCTTCGTGTCAGACCCAGTAGCGTGGCTAGACAACTCTACTACACCGTACCCAACACTATACTACTTGACATTCGCCTTATACCTAAATGGGTCTTGGGGTAACTTCACTAGCGTCCAAGAGTTCAAGACAGACACAATGACACCAGAGGAATGGTCTAATAAGCAAGAGGCTCTAGTCTCAGGTACTAATATTAAGACAATCAACAACCAAAGCCTTCTAGGTAGTGGCAATATCAGTGTAGTAGCAAGTGAGACAGACCCTATCTTCACTGCTAGTGCAGCAAGTACTATTACAGCAAACGACATCAGTAACTGGAACGCTGCTGAGGCTAATGTCCAATCAGACTGGAACCAAACTAATGCTAGTGCAGATGACTACATAAAGAACAAGCCTACTATTCCAACAGTACCTACTAATGTCAGTGCCTTTACTAATGACGCTGGGTACTTAACAAGTGAGACAGACCCAGTCTTCTCAGCAAGTGCTGCTAGTGGTATCAGTAGTTCCGACATATCTAGTTGGAACGGAAAACAAGACACTTTAGTCTCAGGTACTAACATTAAGACAATAAATAATCAGTCTATTCTTGGAAGTGGCAACATAGCAGTTGGTGGTGGAGGTAGCCAAGGGCTTCGTGGGTGTGTGGTTGGACAAAGTGGTTATGCAACAGGTAACCCATATTACAAGTTCGCTAGTATAAGTTTTGGTGGGGCTTGGAATGATAGAAATATAACATTTAAGGTTAGCCAAGTCTTTGGTGATAACAATACTTGCTTAGGAATTTTAACAGCACACGTTAGAACTAATGGGTCTAACGTCGTAGAGAACACACAACTATCGTGGGAATATGCTAATAGTGGGGTCAATAAAAACCTGTTCACACTTTGCTATAAGTCTGTGAGTGGTGGAGATACTTCTGTAGAGTTATACGTAGAATGTAGCGTTGCTTATACTTGCTATCATTTTGACGTAATAAGTGAGAACGATAGAACTAGTAGACTTTCAGAGGCTTGGACACTTTATACTAATATTGCTGACAATGGTGGTGCTAGTAGCCTTCCTAGTGACTATACAAGTGTGACTAGTGCATTGAACGTAATAAAGAATGATGTTCTTTACGCTACCAATGCTACTAATGCTACTAATGCTACTAATGCAACAACAGCAACTAAATTAGGTACTTCAACAGTTGGAGACAGCAGTGGACCTATATATCTAAACAATGGTACACCTACTGCTTGTTACTGGCCAACTAGTGGGAACTGGTTCAGAGGTGTTCCTTATGTAAAAAGTGATGGTATTATGGAAATAGGTAGATTTATAGATTTCCACCCAACTAATGCTAGTACATTAGACTTTAGTAAAAGACTAGACGCAGGAACTGGAACAACTGCTAGAGTATTGACCCTACCAGATAAGACAGGAACTCTTGCTATCACTAGTGATATTCCGAGTTTACCTTCCACAACAACAGGTTCTGGAATTGTAACAAGAAACAGTGGTGGTTCATTAAATAATAGTGAATACGCAAGATATGGTAATGTAGTTTCATTACACCTACAAATCACATCTTCAGGAAGCACAAGTGCAGGTAATAATGTGTTCACAGGAACTATAAATAATACAGCACTTAGACCAAAAGTTAACTCTAATGGTATATCTTATCAAGGTTCATCAGGTATACTATGTTATATAGAAACAAGTGGTGCTATTACTATAAGAGTTATAGGTGCAACACTTGCTACAAATAAAACATTTAATATTGGTGCTACTTATGTAGTATAAAGTGAAGTCTCAGAAAAACGTATGGTATAATATATTCCGAAGGGAGGTTGGTACTATGAAAGAAGGAAAAAGTGACTTATGGAATATAATATCTTTACTTAAGAAAGTTATATTTGGTTCATTCGTTATTATTATAGGTATAGTTGCTATGTTTCTTATTTATTTAATGAAGAAGGACGATAGTGCTATTACTACTATAGACACTAATGGTGTGTATAATTTAGTTAATAGTGAGAACGGAGAGATTATAGCAACAGACTTAACACAAGAAGATATTAATAAAATTATGGAGATAATAAATGGCGAGAATTAGGGTTTTGAAGGTAAAAAGTAAAATTAATGCTAACAAACCTAAGGTTGTATATTTTCATAACGATAACTTTGATAGATACACAACTAAAAGGTATGGTAAGTATAATATTATAACTATTAACAATACCCAAAAGGATAAATTTCTAAATAATCAATTAAGGGCGTACAGTGCTAAGATTAGATTTCACACCCAAAGAACATAACTACATTTTAGAAAATGCAGGTTTTACTAAAAGACAAAGAGAAATTTATCTAAGGCTTAGAAATGATTATCCATACGAGAGACAGAGTATAGTGAAAATTGCTAATGAATTACCAGCAAGTACTGCTACTGTTTCTAGAGAGATTAAACTTATACAATTAAAAATAATTAAAGTTATAAAATGATAAGTGGTTTAAATACCACTTTTTTATTGATAATAATTTGATAATAATTTGATGGGTTTTCCCATCTTTTTTATTTTACAATGAAATCAAGAGGAGGAAAGTTTATGTATGGTAACCCTTATTATAATACCCAAGTTAGTCTAGATAAAATAGATAACCAAATTAGGGAACTTGAAAATATGAGAAGTCACTTACAACGTCCTCAACAGCCTAGCATAAATCAGACTTTTCAATTAGCCCCAAATAATCAAAATGGTTTGAAATTTGTAAATGGAATAGAAGATGTTTCTAAAGAATTAGTATTTGGAGATAGTGTATTTTTTGATAAAGATTTTAAAAATATGTGGTTTAAAGATGTAAAAGGAAATATAAAGACTTATGAGTTAAATGAAGTTATAAAGAAAGATGAAAAAGATTTGATAATAGATGACTTGAAGTTACAGATAGAAGAACTAAAGAAAGAGATGAGTGATAATGCAAAATCAAATAGTTCAGATGTTGACGAACCATCTGCAGGGTCAGTTGAAAAATAGTAACCCTCAAGCATTTCAAAGATATGAAATGATGAGAAAAAGTAATGGTAACCCAATGGAAATATTTAATCAAATGACTAGTGGTTATTCAAAAGAACAAATGCAAAATTTTATGAGTTTTGCAAAAAATTTTGGTGTACCTGATGAGGTATTAAATCAAGTACAAAATGGTATCAACCCTAGAGGGTAGATATAAATTAGGAAAGGAGAAAAGAATATGAACGGAAGTAATGGTATAGTTCCTACTGTGGACCTAGCAACTAATAACACATATCCATATATGGGTGGTGGCTTTGGTAATGGCTTCTTCGGAGGGGACGGAATTTGGGCACTTGTACTGTTGGCACTCTTGTTTGGGGGAAATTCAGGCTGGGGTGGCTTTGGAAACGGTGGTTTCAATAATATTGCTACTACTGATTATATCTCTAGTGAGTTCACTCAAAGAGATGTTAATAATGGTTTCCAAAATACTAACAACCTAATATCAAGTGGTTTTGCAGACGCTGCAACTAACACTTGTAACCTTAGAAGTGATGTGCTAACTGGAAATATGGGAATTATTAATTCTATTCAAGACGCAAAATTTGCCTCAGCAATAGGTGATAATAATACTCAAAGAGATGTGTTAATGCAAACTACACAATTAGAAAACCAACTTTCACAAGTAGCATTAAGCAACCAAGCCCATATTGATAACTGCTGCTGTGAATTAAAGGCGTTAAATTTAGAGAGTAGTCAAAGAGTTATAGATACTGTTCGTAATGAGGCTAATGATATTAAATCACTTATTACAAGTAACACTATTCAAGACTTAAGAGACAAACTTAGTAACGCAGAAACAGTAATTTCAAATAATGCTGTAATCAATACTTTAGCCCCAAGAAGTATTCCTGCTTATTTAACGTCATCACCATACCAAAGTATCTATAACCCATATTATGGTGGGTTCTATGGAAATGGGTTCTATGGTAACACAATTATATAGTAAGAGGTCAACAGACTAACTCTAACGAGAACTTGCTAACACTTTCCTGACATTGGGAAAGTCTTTGAGAATAGGCAAGTCCTATTCTCTTTTATTAAGGAAGGAGAATATTATGATAAATGCTTATAATTTAACAGAACAAGAACTTGCACAAGGTGAGTTTATTACTTTTAGTGGTTTTAACTTTGGCTGTAATAAATTTTGTAACGGAGACCAAAACAGTTTAACTATTACCAGAACTGGTACTTATGAGATAACTGTGTCTGTAAATGCTTCACCAACTGTAGCAGGTCAAATGAGATTTGACTTAACAAGAAACAGCACTGTTATACCAGGAGGTTCAATTTATTTACCAGGCACTACTGTCGATATAATTGAAAATGGTAGTACTAAAGTTGTTGTAAACGCATTTGCTGGTACTAGTTTTGGTGTAAGAAATAGTACTGAAACTAACCCTGTAACTGTTCCTGCACAAGGTGCTTCAATAGTAATTAGAAGATTAGCATAATGCGAAATAGTGTTGACAATTTGTCTTTAGTGTTCCAAGCATTAAGTCTCGCTATACTTTTTCAAGACTATAACAATATTGATTTAATGCAGGAATTAAGACAACAAGATAACAATTATCTTGAAAAGATTGTAGAACAAAACACTAAAATTCTAAGTATTTTAGAAGGAGGAAATTATGAAGGAAACAGAAACAATAACCAAAATAAAGGAAGCAGTTCAGAAGCCACTTGATACAATTCTTAAAAGTGGTGTAAGTTCAAATAACTTAGATTATTTATATAAGTTAGTAGATGTGTATAAAGATGTAGCCAATATTGAATATTGGAAAACAAAGGAGGATATTATGAGATATAGTAATTATGGTAGAAATTCTTATGGAGAAGGTTCATACGGAAGAAGAAGTAGAGATAGCAGAGGAAGATACACAGGTAGATACCCAGAAGATAGAATAGATGAAATGTATATGAACTATCAAGCATACTCAGAAGGTAGAGAAGCCTATGGTAGAGGAAACTATAGTGCAAAAGAAGATACTATGATGTGTTTAGAAAATATGCTTGAAAGTATGGTTGACTTTGTTAAAATGTTAAAGGAAGAAGCAGGTTCTCAAGAAGAAATGGAATTAATTCACAAATATATCAAGAAATTAAGTGATATGTAATGTATAAATTCCATAATGCAAACGCTAGAGGAAGGTTTGTTAACGATTGTGTCGTAAGGGCAATTTCGGTAGCAGAAGGTAAAACTTGGGACGAAAGTTATGACGAGTTAAGTGATATTGCTCAAGATGAGGGTAATTTACTTGATGATGTAGATTTTGTTGAAGGTTACCTTGATAGAAGATATAAACGTGTTCCACATTATTCAAAAACTGTTGGAGAATTCGCAGAAGAACACCCAAAGGGGGTCTATTTGGTGACAATGCCAGGACATATTACAGTTATTTTAGAGGGAATTGTTCATGATGTGTTCGACTGCAGAAATAGAACAATGTGGGCAGCGTGGAAAGTTAATAGAAAGGTCTAGTAATTAGACCTTTTTTGCGTTATAATTAAGTTAGTGTAATAGATAGATTGCTTATTTATGTCCAGTCGAGTTCTTTTATTTGGCATAACCTCCTTTATGGTCTATCTTTTACACATTGTTCTCCTTTCTGTTGGGGCAAGGATATAAGGTTCTCCTTGCCTTTTGTTAACAAATGTACTATAATTAAATTGAACAGAAATGTTCAATCACTTTGGGTTTCTCAACGGACCACCAAAAACATTGGAATAGTTCCCCTGCTATTCCATTTTTTGTTGTTTTATGCTAAAATTTAATCATAAGGTGGTGAAAAATGAAAAAAACCAGTAAAAATGTTGAAGAAACTGAGAATGAATTGATAAAAAACTTAAAAAATGATGAAAAATTGAGGGAAGACCCTGATAAACGTATGGGTATGATTTCAATGGCTACTATGTTTTTAGAAAATTTTAAGGACAATATCTATAAAACATCAATAGAAATGAACGCAGATATACCATTTTATAGTATTGACGCTTGGAAAGATTTCTTAAATTACCCAGTAGTCAGAAAATATATTAAATCATTTAGAGATGAAAAGATAAATATGATGGCAGACCAAGGTCTTGCAGAAGGAGATAGAGGGGCTGTTAGTATCAAAAAGGCTATGCAAGAAGGTGGACCAACAGTAAATAATTCAAATCTTATTTTAATAAGATTACCAGAGAAAAAAGACTGGGAGGACTAGATGAAAGTAGATGAACTTAAATTTATTGAGTTTAGTGATGATGGTTACAGAATTTATGTCTGTCCACTTTGTGGAGGTAAGATAAAAGTACACGATAGCGTGTTTTATGGTAGGTGCGATACGTGTCTTGCAACACTTATAGACTACAAACCAGCACCACACCAAGTAAAGTTCCACGAAAGTAAGGCTAAATTTAGGCTAAACATAGGTGGTTTCGGTTCAGGAAAAACTACAATGGACGCAGCAGAGATAGCGTCACATATATTTTCCGTAGCAAATGGTAGAACTCTTATAACTGCTCAATCATTACAACAAGTTAAAGAAGCCGTATTACCAGAACTAGAAAAGTTTCTTCCACCTTGGCTTATTGCTAAACAAACTAAGACACCATTACCAAAATACACACTTATAAATGGACACGAAGTTATTGTGTATGCCAGTAATGATGAAGAAAAATTGAGGTCATTAAACCTTACTGCTTTCTGGATAATTGAAGCAAGTGGTGTTTCTTATGATATATTTATACAACTTACTGCTCGTTTAAGAAATAATGCTGCTATCGTAAAAGATAGAGAAGGTAAAGAAATTGAGCACAACTTTATGGGAATTGTTGAAAGCAACCCAGAAGATGGTTGGATAAGAGATGAATTCTTACTTCGTTCTGATAAGATTTTTGCAAGTAAAAATGTTGATACTAGTTCTTATAGCAAACTAAAAGTTAAGAACCCAGAAAAATCTTATCATTCCTTCCTTAGTGCGACACCAGATAACAAGTTCTTACATAAGACTTTCATACAAGATTTATGTGTAGGTAAGAGTGACAAATGGATAAGAAAATATATTTATTGCTATCTAGAAGTTAAAGAAGGTGCTGTTTACCCAGACTGGAAAGATTGTTTGGTTGACCCATTTCCAATACCAGATGACTGGCTTAGAATATTTGGGTTTGATAAAGGTTGGACTGACGAAACGTGCTTATGTTGTGGGGCAATAGATAGTAAAAATGGTATATGTTATTTATATGATGAGTACTATGTCGCAGAAAAACCTATAACATACCACGCTAGACGTATAAGGGAAAAGGTTCTAGGCTGTAGGCTGTATAAGAATATAATTGCTGACCCATCTGTCAGAAATAAAAATGATAGAGATGGTGTGTCCTATAGAGATTATTTCTATAATGTTTCTGGTTTATGGCTAGAGGAAGGTAATAACTCTATATTTGATGGTATAGAAAGAGTTAGGGACTTTATGTACCAAGGTAAACTGAAAGTTTTCACCAGTTGTGTTAACTTAAATCAAGAAGCACAGAAATACCAATGGAAGAAAACTAAAGATGGTATAAGTAAAGACGAGCCTACTGAAAAACAAAACCACTTAATGGACGCTATGAGATATTTAGTTATGGCTCTACCTTATGACCTTAAAGAAGTTAATATGCACGTTGCCGAGAAAAACAAGGCACAAAGTGTATTAGATAAAATAAAATTATATGACCAAGAAGAATTCCCAGATGACGGAGAAGGTGGGGTTTATGGTCTTGGATATTATGATATGAATTAGGAGGTGTTGAGATAATGACTGATGTTGAGACAAAATTAATTGAACTTACTTTAAAAATTCAAGAACTTGAACAAAGAATTACTGACTTAGAAAATGGTGAGTTCGGTACAGGTGTTTATTTAGATGGCTGCACAGAAGCAGACGCTGAATATATTTCAGGTAAACCATATAAAAAGGACGGTGAATAGTTATGGAAAAAGAAGAAATAAAAGAAACATATTCTATAGCAGAAGAACTTGATAAGGCAAAAAATTACACGGAAATGTATACTAAGGCACATAATTTTAATGTAGAAAGATTTGACGCTTATGCAGAATTAATGGCTTTTTATCAAGGTAACCAACATCTATTAAAGAAATACAAAACTGATAGACCTTGGGTTGTTAATATGAACACACCTTATGCAACAGTTGCTATTGAAAATAGAGTTGCTTCTATTTTAGTTAATGACTATGAGGGAGATATTCTTCCTATTTCTCCAGAAGATATAGACATTATAGAACCTATTGATAGGGTATATAAAAGAGAATGGGAAAGAATGAATGTTGATAGAATTATCAGAAATTGTGTTGAGACTTGTGCTGTCGTACGTGAAGCATATTGTCACATAATAGTTGATGATAAGAAAATATTTGGTGGAAGTAAGAGAAAAAGAATTGGGGCTTTAACTGCTGAGATGATAGACCCAGCAAGTGTGTTGATAGACCCAACTGCTAGAAGTTTAAAAGACGCAAATTACTGTATAGTATTAGGTAGAATAAGTAAAAAAGAAGCCTTGGAGAAATATGAAAAACTTAAAGCATTAAGTATTCAAGCACCAGAGTTTACACCTCCAGAAAGAGGAGAAGTTTATTATGATAATGACTATTCTACAGAACAAGAAAATGTGTTTACAGTTTGGAATTTTTACATCAAAGACAATGGAAAAATTAAAAAGGTTAAACTTATAAATAATATAATTGTTAAGGAAAGTTACATAGATATAACTCGTTTCCCAATACTACAATTAAGGTGGAAAAAGGCTGCTCAAAGTTGTTATGGTATTTCACTTATGGACCAACTACTTTGCTTACAAAAAGCAATCAATGCTATAGAAAGTGCTATCACAAATACTGCTATTGCCTATGCAGCACCTAGTATGATGGTTGCAAAAGGTAGTGGTGTTGACCCTAAGTTTGTTGCTAAATCAAATGGTGCACCTGGTGTTGTTTATTCAGTAAATGGTAATCTAGATAATGCTATTAAACCAGTTGTTCCTCCTAAAATTCAAGATGAAATTCTTGCAATTAAAAATGATTTTGAAGTTAAAATTAGAGAAATATCTGGAAACTCTAATCAATTTATGGGTAATATAGGTACTGCTGCTAACACAGTTGGTGGTGCAGAAGTTGCTGTAGAAAGAGCAAAAATTATAGAAGTAAATATCCTAAATAATATTGAAGATTTTGTTGAAGATATTGTTAATGTAATAGTGGAATTTATAACTAAGATGTACCCAAGTGCAGAACTTTCTTATCCTAATGGTAAAGATGGTGAAGGTGCTTATCAATTTGATGTTATAAAAATGCCTAGTAAAAGTAAGATGAAAAACTTAGAGTATAATTTCTATGTTGAGTTGGATAAGAAATCTCAATATAGTAAAGATAAACAAAAAGAAGAACTTATGAATATTTTCCAAATGGAAAGACAATATGACGCACCAATTAAAACAATTACTGTATCTGATATAATTAAAAATTCAGATTTAGTAAACAAAGATGAAATAATTGCTAGATATAATAGTTTAAATTCACAAGACGCTCAAACTAAAGCAGAAACTATTGATAGAATAATTACATCATCTGAACAACTTGGAATACCACAAGAGTTAGTACTTCAATCAGTTGCAGAAATTATAGGTGGAGGACAAGACCACCCAGCAACTGACCAATTAATGCAAATGTTAGAACAAGGTTTTCAACAACAATTAGACGCTGCTAATGCTCAAGCAGATAGTGGTGCTATTTCTCAGATAGACGCTGAGAGTATGCAAGACCCAACTGCTGGGTTAGACCCTAATGCTGTTGCAGAGGCTGAGGCTATATTAGGAGGTGGAGAAGCACCAATGATGTAGGTTGGTGCTTTACAAACCTTTTTTCTTTTGTTATAATGTAATTGATGAATAACGTGGTCGGACCTAACCGACTATAAATAATTTAGTGTGAAAGGAAGTTATTTATGGAAGAAGATGTTTTTGATAGTGTTGACGCTATTGACGCAGCATTAGATAAAGAATTTGGTGAGGTTGCAAACGAACCAGAAACAGTGTCTAATGAACAACCAGTAGAAGAAAACACAACGGTTGAAGAAGGGGCTTCAAATGAAGAAGCACAAAATGAACAGTCTGGTGAAACTACTGTTGAACCACCACAAACAGATGATGAAGGAAAAGTTGACGATAAAAAAGAACACGCCTTTGCTAATTTAAGAAGTGAAAATTCAACTCTTAAAAAAGAAAGAGACGCCTATAAAACTGACAGTGATTATCTAAAAGAACTTGCTGCTAGTTACGGTTATGAAGATGTTCAAAAATTCCAAGACGCTATTAGAGAGGCTAGGTATCAAAAAGAAGCCCAAGATAAAGGCTATGACCCAGCACTTTATAAAAAGACTATGGAACAAGAAAGAAGAATTGCTCAACTTGAAAAAGAAAGAGAACAGGAAATTCAAGAAAGAAAATTAGAAAGATTTCAAAATGCTCTAAACAATGCCGTTAAGGAATATGGAATAGAAGCACAAGCAATCTTTGATAAACTTGAAAATTCTGTTGTAGTTGTTTCGTTTTTATCTTCTGCTAGACTTTT